GAAGGGAATTGTGCAGCTACTCTAGCCATTTACTAATACCTTGAGTTTATGAATGTACCTGCATCTACAGCATCTGACATACCATTTTCTTGTCTTATGTTTTGACCTTCTGTTGAATCTACAAATCTAGCATCTTTTAATTTTTCTTGATAAGTAACTAGCATGTTTTGTGATGTAGTGTTGTTTGATGTTATGGCATAAGCAATGTCTGAACCTAATGCAGCAGATAATGTTTCTCTTAATAATTCGTCATATTGATTTGGGTCCTCTACTCTTGATATATATAATATCTTCATAGTTTCATTGTTAGATAATATTGATCTACCTTCTACTTGGTAGTTAGAATCAAAATCTAATATTCTTAATAATCTTAAACAATCACCCGGTAAATCAAATTTAAACTTGTAACCCCATGGAGGAGTAGTTGTTGATTGTGCTAACTCTACTCTTTTTTGTAAGCAGTTCCAAGGGTGTGATCTGAATACTGCGTCTCTTACTTGAGTATATCTTGAGTTGCAAAGTCTAGCATTTTTTGAATCCTCTGTTAGTGAAAGTATTGTTGTTGCACCTAATTGGTTTAATGCTCCATTGCAAATATCTACTGTTGATGCCATACTACTTCCTTATAATATACTTACGTCTGATTTGTCTATCTTTTTCTAACGCAAATATTTCTTCTGTTGTTCTTTCTTCTTTAGTATCAAAGCCATAATGATTTTTAGAATCGTTTTGAAACCTATCTACTAATACATACCTATACACATAATTATCTTTTTTAAAATGTAATACAGGTTTTAAATCTTGTATTTTCTTCATGCACTCTAGGGGGTTTCCACTCTCGCTTCCACCCCCTAAAATTTTATTTATTAGTCTAGAACGTATGTCATCTGAACTGTAATAAGTCCAGTTGCATTTGCTCCAGCAGTAGTTGCTGTAACTACCAATCCATCTGGTGAATCCACAAGTGAATTTTCACCTAAAGCTGTACTAGCAGCAATATTGAAAGCTGAAACAGATGTTGCAGCCGCAGCTGCTTTGTACTCATCTACATCTGCTGCTACAGCAGTACCATCAGCTTGTGTATAAGCTGCATGACCTATTGATAGAGTTGCAGCTGAACCAGCAAGTGCTGCATGATTCACTCTTCCACCAATAATTCTAGCACCATCTGGTAACTTGAACATATTGATAGTTTCTTGAGCACCTGCCGCAGTAAAATCTGCGTAAGCTACTCTTACTCTACCATGAAGTTCAGTAGTACTGATCTTTGATGGTGAAGCCGCAACTGTTTTTGCGTATTGTGTTGAATTAGCCATAATTATTTCTCCTTTAAGCTATGATTAGTTTGCAAGAACAGAAATAACTTTCGCTTCTTCCATTCTAGTTGCACCGATTGTTTGACAGTAATACACTTGAGTAGCGTAAGATTTATCTGATCTTTCGTCTATTCTAGCGGTTACGTCTTTACCAATACCAAGTAAAAGACCATCTTCTGCGAAGGCAATACATTGAGTATTTCCGGCTCCATTTGTAGTAAGTCTATTAGACACATGAAATTTGAATCCCATAAAAGAATCAATTTCACCTTGTACTAATGCTTTAACTGTATTGAAGTCAGATGAAGTAACAGTGGTGTTATTTAACAAATCTTGAATCTCTGTTGGAGAAACAACAATGTGTCTTTTGATTGAAGGATCAACGTCTCCTGCATCAAGTTTTTGTTTTGCTAAAGCTAATTTTGCTATGTTCATAGTATTAGCTCCACCAGTACCAACTGCTGTAATGTTAGCTGCAGGTAATGCAACTGCTGTTCCACCAGATACTCCAGTGTTAGCTGTTCCAAGTGCTGCTGCAATAATTACATCATCCATTGCTCTTCCCATTGCATAAGCTGCTGCTTTTGCGTAAGAAGAAGTTGGATCAATTAGTAATCTAACTTTGTCTTGTTGATCAATCAAATCAGCAAATTCATAATCTGCCAAGCTACATCTTCTTCTTGAGTGAGGTGTATCGATTTGTGGTGTATCAGAATGTCTGCTAACCTTTAGTTGAGCTGTTACTTTTCCAATTTGGTCAAAGTAAGCATCTTTTCCAACGATAGATTCTATTCTAACTGCGTCTCTTAATAGAGAACCCATTTGTTGTGATAACATTTGTATATTGGCAGAATACTGCTCTACAAATGCTGTTGTTATTTGTGATGACATATTTGTCTCCTGTTTACATTATTGTTATTATAAAAAACAGAATAGTTCTCCATCAATAATGATAGGCAATTCTTGGATTTAAAGTCTTTTAGACCAGAAGTCTATTCCTTCTTGTCAGTAAGGTTCGTGGAACTTATCTTACGAATTTTCTTACCTACTATCCAATTATAATATTTTTCTGCGATTGGCAAGGGATCATTTTTCTGTAACTCTGTTCCTGTCTCTTTAACCAACCGCAATACTTCTAATCGAATTTCATTATCATTAAGATTGTTTATCTGCATTGAGCATCTCTCTTAATGTATAAACTTGTTGAACTATCTTATCGTGATCTGGATGACCTTTGTTCCAGTATGGTCCATCAGTGTCATTAGTAATAGCTGATATTTCAGATTCAATATCTGTAACTGAATTTACACTTTCACTTTCAGTTGCAACCATTTTATCTTCTGACATCATACTAGCAATCTTTGCAAAACCTTTTATAATTTCTGGATGATCACCAACTCTTGTACCATCTTGTAATTGCATATCTAATACTTCTGGATTAATATTTGCTTTTGCTAATGCACCAGCTTGTTGTACTTTAGAATCAAAGTCTCTACCCCATTCTGATCTTAACTGTTGTTCAGATTGAGCTTGTGCAGTTTCAGTATCTATCTTTGCTTGTTGCAAAGAACCTTCCATATTATTTTTATAAAAATCTAATATGCCTTCTGCTTGTTTATTATTTAAACCAAGTTTGTGAGATTGTTCTGCAAAATTTTTTATTGCATTTTCATCCATGTTGACAACATCTGATTCTACATTCAAACTATATTTGTCTGGAGTTTCTGGTCTGCCAAGTTTTGCGTAAACTTCATTCCATTGATCGTCTGTTGAATTTTTATTTGGTACAGCAACTTTATCTTGACCAATCATTCTTGTGGCATTGATATAAGATTTTGCTAACGCATCTATCTCTGTAAACTTTTCAATGTTTGGATCGTTTCTAAATTCTTCACTGATAGAACTTTTCCAACTTGCCGGAGTATCTCCAGTTGAGACAGGTGTTGCAGTAGGTTGAGGTGTTTCTGTACTTGTTGTTTCTACAGGCACAGTTTCTTGTGTTATCTGTTCTTCTGACATTATTTATCCTTATTGTTTTGCAGCATTGATTTGACAAATAGAATGACGCTGCGTTGTCCTTCCATGTAGGCACTTTCATGGCTATCACCTTTTACGTTAGTGGTAGAATGATAATGACATCTTTTTTCAAGGTCAGATAAAACTTCCTTACCTTCATCTGTACTGAATATAAATTTGTAGTTATTTTGTAATTGTTTTAAAAACTTTTCTAGTTGTTTTGTTTCCATACTATTCCACTAATGCTTTTGCTTCTTCTGGCAATGCTTTTGCTAGTGGTGCTATATCTCCTCCGGCTTGTGCAACTTGTTGCATCTGTGCCATTTGTTGTTGTTCTGCTGCAGCTGCGGCAGCTTCCTCTCTTTCTGCATTAACTTGTGATTGTAACTTCAGTACCTTTTGTGGAATACCTACAAGATCAGCTACATGTTTAACAAGTGCATCAAAGTTTATGTAATCAAATACTGGAGCAACATTAGCAAGTGATCCTAATATTTCTATACCTCTGGTAATTGATGAAAGTTCTGTAGACTTTTGTGCTTTAGCAAGTGGTGATACATATTCTATTTCTATGTCTTGACCAGATAAAAAATCTGGTGCAGGAGCAAATTGGTTTCTTCTTAATAAAATATTAAAGCATCTGTCGATTAGTGGTTTTAATAATTCTGATTGTAGTCTGCCAAGGACAGGACCTAGTAGTCTCATCTTCTCTTCGTTACGTTGGATAACTTCTGTTGCTGTCATTTGCGGACCTGTTTGTAACATCAGTTGATCAACATAAAAAACATTTCTAATAGCAGTTCTTCTTTGCTCTTCCATATTTAAACCTAGTGGATTGTTTGCACCAATGTTTAATGGTTCTATTCTATCTCTTGTACCGCTTCTGTAAAAGTTTAGTCCACCCGGTACAGTTCTTACAGGAAGTAAGAAGCCATCATCCGGAACTAATAGTGGTGGGTCTACTTGTTTCTGTGCGGCTTTGATTGTAGTTTTTGACATTTCATTTAGCATCTTTACGTCTGGCAAAGCTGTCATTGCAGGTGATCTACCATATATCTCATGTGATGCTTTTAAATATCTTGGCACTACGAAAGGGAACTCTTGGAAACCAGATACAGATAATTCATTACCACTATCCATTTCTATGTATACAGATTCAAATGGCATGTTCTCTGTATCTTTTAATTTAGGATTGTAATCTGATCTTGGATATACAACATGTAATATTTCTATTTCATTGTAAGGGTCTTTAACTGATTGTGTCTGAACATCTCTTGATACGTTTTTACCAAACTGTTGCATTGCTGCTCTGATTGATAATGTAAACTTTCTGTAAACTGTATCTATTCTACCTTTGTCATCTTCAGCAATATATATTTCGTTGATGTGTCTTGTAGAAAATTTTAATACATCTTCATTATCTTCTTGGATGTGCATGGCTGCAGTACCAAAAGTAATTAGGTCGTGATACAATTCAAATATTTCTTGTTGAAAGTTTGATCTATTAAATGCAGAATACATAACTTCGGTTGCATCTTCTAACCAAAGTTTTGCTTCATCTTCCATTTCTAATGCTGAATCTTTAAATCTTAATGAGAACCAAGGTGTAGATGGATTAGTCATCATACCATGTAATGATGCTGCTAATAATTCTACTGCTTGTATTGGAGATGAATCAAAAATTAATTCGTTTCTTTTATCTCCTCTTGATCTTCTTTTGGTAACGTCAGCTTTTCTTGGTTGCATGTAGTCTGCAACTTCTTGCCAATGATTTTCCCAGTTAGCTCTTTGACTTTTTAACTTGCCAAACCTTGCTAATAAATTTTTTGTTAAATCTGTTTTTGCCATTATACTACTTGTCCTAATAAACTTTTCTTACCTAATGAATAATCTGCTGAAGTTTTCATAATACCTTTTGAAGATGTAAGAATGTTTTTGTTTCTTCCTTTTTTCTTTGTTTGTCTTGAATCATATTCTGTTTTTGTTTCTGCATCTTCAGCAACTTTTTTTTCTGTTGTTAAAATTGATTTACCACCAACATTTTTTTCAACTACATAATTACTACCGCCACCTTCATCACGATTATTAATTGTTCTACCCATAGCATCTACTGTTCCAGAACCTCTGCCACTCATATAACCTTTAAAATCTTCTATAGAAGCACCATAAAATCCTCCACCGGGTTTTGCTTTTCCTTTAACATTTCTTTCATAATAAGATTTATTTACTTCAAAAGTTTTTTTACCAATACCTGTTATGTCCATAACTTGTGCAATAGGTGAAAACCTTGCTAACCCTGTAGGTTTTGTGTATGAATAATTTTTAAATGCTTCTGCGTTTTTTTTTTCTTTAGCAACTTTCATTGCTAATTCATTTCTTCTTTTTACACCCGGGTCTATTGTTGTTGTTGTAGTTCTATA